TGCATTTACCAAAAGAGAATGCCGTTTACAGGATACAGAGAATCGTCAGAATTCAATTGAGATTGAAAACGACCCCTCATTGGTTGATAATCAAAAACACCAAGATTTGATTGTCGAATGGAATCGTAGACAGACAGGTGTTATCGAAACATCTCGTAAGGCATACGATTGGGCGATTGAGAATGGTATTGCGAAAGAACAGGCTCGTGCAGTCCTACCAGAAGGTTTGACAAAGACACGACTGTATATGAACGGAACTTTGCGTTCTTGGGTTCATTATATTGAATTGCGTTCCTCTAATGGAACACAGAAAGAGCACATGGAAGTTGCACAGAAGTGTGCAATGGAAATTGCGAAAATCTTCCCACTAATGGAGAAATTGTAATGCATAAATTTACATATGAAAATACATATCCAGAACAACTGCCAGTTAAGGTAGAGTTCACTCTTCCTAGTGATGCAGACTTGAACGATATGTTAGGACAATTTGAGTCATATCTCAAGGCAGTTGGATTTAGTTTTGATGGTAACATTGATATTGTGCCTGAACATAGTTTTGATGACACTGTTCGTGATGCAGATGAGGCAGTAAACTCAAAGAAGAAACTTTGGGATGCAACACCAGAAGAATGGAATAATGCATACAAGAGTGTTAAGGTAACATATACAGGTAATGAAGACCTAGTTTACACTGGGCCGAGGCAGAAGTGACAAATGCTATAGTATTAGGGAACGGAGAGTCAAGAAATAATTTTGATTTGGATGTTCTCAAAACAAAAGGTGCGGTTTACGGTTGTAATGCTCTCTATCGTGACTTCACACCAGATGCGCTGATTTGTGTTGACGGTGGGATGATGCATGAGGTGTATGCCAGTGGTTATGCATCCAAGAATAAATGTTACTTTCGGTCATGGACAAAATTGCCTGCTGACGCATATCATATGCTAGTTGATGTTAATTTGTTTGAGGGGTGGCATGAACCACCACACACAGAAAACAGCAAAAGTGGTAGGACGCAGTTCGTAATGAATGGAACAGACCCTAATCAGATGTTGCGATTAGTAAATGCTGCAAAAAAGGTCGCACATGATAGGGGCGAAGAGTTTGATGAAATTGAGTTACGACAGCGAATGGGGAATCACCATTTGTGGGTAACATGGGTAGACGAAAACGATGAAGTTTATCTGATACCAGAAGATTACAGTGGTTGGAGCGCAGGCCCAATCGCAGTAAGACTTGCTATCGAAGACAATAATCCTACAGATGTTTATTTGATTGGGTTTGACTTAGGTAGTAATACAGGGTTGGTTAATAATGTTTACAAGGGAACTTCAAATTATGTGTCTAAAGATGCAAATGCTGTTCCATCTGTAAATTGGATTAAACAACACACCCAGAACTTTGAGGCATTTCCTAATGTCACATTCTGGAAAGTGAATCCATCTGAACTAGGAACTGATGAAGTCAGTTCTGAAGTAGAGGAATGGAAAGGATATGATAATGTCAGATATATTTCTCAAAAACATCTTGACTTTTGAATATCTATTTGATATAAATAAGCATATATTATGAAAATGCATAGTCTAACTATGCAAAAGGTGAAATACTTAAACATACGAAAACACATATAAACATAGGAGAAAAATATGTCTATTTCAGCACTAAGAAACCAGAACTCTCTGGATAAACTACTCAAACAAGTCCAAAAGGACGAATCCCCAACAACAGAAAAGAAGTCTTATGTAGACGAAAGACTTTGGAAACCTAATGTTGACAAGGCAGGTAACGGTTACGCAGTAATTAGGTTCTTGCCTGCACCAAAAGGTGAAGAGTTGCCATGGGTTCGTGTCTGGAATCATGCGTTCCAAGGCCCTACTGGACAGTGGTATATCGAAAACTCTCTTACCACACTCAATCAGAAAGACCCAGTGTCAGAGTATAACACTCAACTGTGGAACTCTGGTGTTGAGAGTGATAAAGAGATTGCTCGTAAACAGAAACGAAAGTTGAAGTATTACTCCAACATCTATGTTGTTCAAGATTCTGCTAACCCAGAGAACGAAGGAAAAGTATTCCTTTATGCTTATGGTAAGAAAATCTTTGACAAGTTGATGGAGACAATGCAACCCGCTTTTGAAGATGAAACCCCAATCAACCCATTTGATTTATGGGAAGGTGCGAACTTCAAACTGAAGATTCGTAAGGTTGACGGTTACTGGAACTACGACAAATCAGAGTTCGGGCCTGTCGAGGCACTTGCTGGTTCTGACGATGAACTAGAGGCAATCTACAACAAGGAACACTCTCTTGCAGATTTCCTTGCAGAGTCTAACTTCAAATCATATGATGAGTTGAAGGCTCGTTTGGATGCAGTTCTTTCTGGAACTGTTGTCGCAACAAAGACTGCCGCACAGTTGGTTGATGAAGATACTACAGACTTCACACCTAACTTCAAGTCTGAACCAACACCAGAACCACAAACTGCTGGTGGTTCATTTGGTGCCAATAATGATGAAGATGATGACGCAATGTCATACTTTGAAAAACTCGCTAATGAGTAATTGGTAAGTCAGTAAAGTCCTTTGTGCAGTAAGTCTCGTAAGAGTCGTAACACCACATAAAAAGACTGACAACTACTGTAGACCGAAGAGGGTGGGTATTTTTTACTCACCCTCTTTTTTATTTTTATAAATAGTCGTGAGAGTTGAAATCTTTGTTATTCTTATATCATTATAAGGGTATGCACTAAGCATACCTTTCGTCTTATTATTAAAAGAGAGAGATGGTATGAAGAAACTAATAATGTCAATAGCGATAATCTTCACCATGAGTGGTGTCGCCCTCGCAGAGCCTATTGTTACTGAATCGACAACGAATAGTAATAGCACAGTGACTACTAATGGTAGATTGGATACAAATACTACCATTAACCAGCCACCCCCATCTGCTATTTCCCCATCATTTAGTTCTGGTAACAATAGTGACCTCTGCACCATTGGTGTGGCGGGTGCAGTTCAAACCCAGATACTTGGTATTAGTGCTGGAACAACTTTTACAGAAGAGAACTGTATTAGATTGAAAAACGCTAAGACGCTTTATGATATGGGTATGAAAGTTGCAGCAGTATCAGTAATGTGTCAAGATAAAAAGGTTTTCGATGCAATGAATCACGCCGGAACACCCTGCCCATACATGGGACAGATTGGTGAAGCAGCGAGACTTGGATGGGAAACTCATGTCGAACAAACAAGGATAGAATATGAGGAATCAAATAAACCAACTGTTGAAGAGGTTACTACTTTTGGGTTGGGTGGTCTTGCTGCCTTCTTACTCATATTCTGAGAGTATAACCCCATTCTTTGGAACAACACCAAATGCTGCAGCAAATGGTTTGTCGTGGGATATGGGTAATGTTTTGCCTGAACCGCCAGGCTTAGATATTAACGGTGTAATTTATAGTTATACCATACAGAAACAAGTTGAAGATTCTGTTACGGTTAATGTGCAGAACGAAAACGCATTAGGAACTGGTTACATCTTCAGAGAGACAGATGAATGGAAGCCGGGTTCTTTAGGTGGAACTGGAATTAACAAGGTTGTTCCAGTAATACCAAATATCCCTAGAGCGGCATGGGGAGATGGTTCTATAGAGGTAGATGGGCCAGGCAGTGTGACTGATCCTACAGTGGTTTATACTTATCGTGTTGACCCTTGTTTTGATCCACAGTTTGATCCAAACTGTCCTGGCTTCAAACAACCAGTGCCCGATATACCAGAACCAGAAGTAATTGATGTAACAGAAATATATAATGCAGCAGATGATACAATAGATTTAGAGAGGGAGACTTGTTCGGAAGCAAGTATTTCTACTGACTGTAAGGCAAGAGAAGAAAACGAAGAAAAAGAAAAGTCAGAAGAAGAACTTGAAGAAGAGGAAGAAAAAGAGAAGAAAGATAGAAAAGAACGATTAGAAAAGGCACTTGCAGAGGCAGATAATTCTGCCATGTTTGCACAGGCACTTGCACAGTCACAGATACTTGCAAATGTTAATGCGGCTACTAATATTAGTTCCTATTATTCAACTTCAATCCCAGGCGGTAATTATAAAGAAACTGTCGTGTTGTCCGATAAAGAGATGCCGGAAAATAAGAGTGGTTTGAGAAACGGACTTGCACAACAGTTATTGCATAATCAAATGGTAGATATGCAATACAAATGATTATGGGTTGGTTATATAACAATAATAGGAGAACACTAATGTTCAATAAATCGTTGCTTGTTGGATTTGTAACTGCACTTGTTACAATAACAACATATGCACAGGCAGAAAATGTTCCGATTAACGGAACAGTTCAATCAAGATGTATTATTCAAACAGACAGTGCTGGTGTGTTTGGAAACCCTAATGCACACACATTGACAACTACCCCAGCAGATGGTGGACAGTTGGCAATTACTCGTGTTGATACTACTTTGGCGGACGCTTACTATGTTGAGATTACTGCACCTAGTGAGTTTTCATCTAGTCCTTCATTGCCAGATGTAGTTACATTTACAGGGGATACAGAAGTTGATGCTGTATCTGATGCAACTAACATGGGGTCATACGAAACAGATAAAATTGAGTTTGGTATGACAGACAAATATGAACTTACTGCTACAGGTTCGGTGTGGTTCAAAACTTCATCAACTGCAACAATGGGCGGTAGCAAGGCGTTTCCAGGCGGTAACTACACTGCACTGGTAACAGTTGAATGTATTGCAAAATAGAACGGAGTAATTTATGATGAAATCGTTTATGTATGGAATAGTTGGTGTTTTATTGTCTGCTGGTGTTGCATTGGCACATGAAATGACACCAACTTATCCTAAATTGATACCATCACATTTAGATAATGTCTATATGACAACAATGGAGATGTTTAATAAAAGAGATGATGTAGAATTTTATGAGATTGGCGTTTTTGATAAAGATTGGAATCCTATTCCATTTGTATCATCATACAAAGTTATTAAACTAAGATACTTGGGTCATGTATCATTTGATATTTACATTCGTAAGGAAGATGTGAGTCGAGCAGAATATATTTGCTCCAAATCGAAACTTAGAAAAGATAGTGTAACTAGAGCCGCTATTAACTCTAGAATATGTTCTAAGTTCAAATGAGAAATGAGATGAGAGTATGAGAAAAATATGCTTAATAATGATTGGATTAGTTTTAACAACATCTGCATATGCAGAAAACAGTTCAATCGGTTTACAGTTGCCAAACGCTGGTTCTACCTACGGACAGGATAGTATCAGAACACAAGAAGGTTTAGACTGTAAGAACGCTATTGGGGGAGCAACCCAATTAGAATTTGGTGTAACTGGTGTTATAGACAATTACAACAGTCCTTTTGATAGTAGTAATGGTATGGATTCTTCAAAGGATGTTGGTGTGTATGCAAGGATTGTCATTCCACTAGATAAACCAAAGCAAAGAATTAACTGCAACACACTCTATGAACTTGAACTAAGAAGAAAGAGAATAGAGGTGTTGAAGTTGCAAGAGGAGTTAGAGGCCCTCAGAAAACTAAATCAACAAAACGGTGGTGGATTTGAGAACTAACACTGTAATAATGAGAGAGAGAAAAAATGAGAGAGTTGGGCGCAATCGTATTCACGATAGCGTTTGTCGTATTCGCATGGAGTTTGGCAAGCGCAAGTGAAAGTAATCAAGCACTAAAATCCTGTTTACAATACTATGGGTATCATCCAAAAGACTTTGATACCTTTGATTTCACCAAACCAGCGAAATGTCATTCGGACTATCGTATTGGTGTTATGAAAACAGAATACGCAGAAATGCGTGACTTCCTAAAACACAATCCAAGATACAGAGTTCCAGGCCAAAGTAACAATCGTTGCTGGGGCAAACCTCGTGTTATGCCATTTGAAAGTGCCTACATTCAAAAGAATGGGGATGGTTTCTATGCTGGTGTAACCTATAAAGATACACTACCAGCAGGATGTTATGAGAACGGGCCGTGGGATAATAGAGAGTTGAATGGAGAGAACAGATGAGTAAGGATTTAGGAGAAGGTCTAGAGAACATGGAAGAAGGTATCGAAAACCTAAAGAACAAGGAGTTTCGTGTTCTTGGGATTAAAGTTACCTTCATGTCAGTTAGTGCATTGGTTGCCTTATTGGGTTCTATTATTGGTGCTCTTTACGGTGGGTTCTTAATGTATCAAAAGGTTGAAGAGGCAATAGCATTTGTCGATCAACAACAAGAATACGAAGAGAAGATTGCCGATTACGATAACCGTATGCAGATTATCGAAACAAAACTAGAAGAAGCGGTAGACTATACTCGTGACATCAAATCTGGTTTGAGAGATGACATTCTTGGTATTGAAAAGCAAGTCGATAGAATGGAAGATAAGATTAGAGAATCAGAAGCAGAAACTCGTGCAATCATTCAAAGTGCAGAAGAGCGTTTTGAGAACAAAAGAGATGCACTACAGAATGATTATGATTCTAAGGCAAACCGTTTGTCAGAAACCAATACATCTCGCATGGATGAACTCAACTCAAAAGTTGATAGAAATATCTCTGATATGGAAACAAAGATTGAGCGTGAGATGAAAGACCTTGAAGATAAACTCAATAAGAAGTTGCAGAGGGCATTAGATAACCCTCTTGCAAATTAGAAACTATTTAACAACATTGCCCTAGTTTTATTGTCTGGTTCAGACATTGGGACGGGCATAATTGAACCGCCGCCGCCACTCTTACTATTGATAGTGGTGGTTGGTGCGTTCACAATTGTTGGAGGCATATCAGAACCTTTTCCTGCCTCTCTACTTACAGAAGCAGATTCAGCAGATGCCTTTTCGACTGAAGCGGCAGTCATTGAATCTGTTGCTTGTTGAGTTATTGGTTTTGGCGCTTCTTGACCAGTAATTTCTGAAAGAATTTGTGTTTTTTCTTGTTCAAGTTTTACTGACTGTGCGACAACCTGTCTGTTTGCATCTTGGATTTTTCTTCTTTGAAGTTTTTGATGTGGCAGTGTATCTTTATGCATCTGATTAAGTTCTTGACTTCTTTCACCCAACTGTTCTAGTTTGTTATTGATTGCCTGAACTTTCTCTGCATCTTCTTTTTTCACAATATGGGTTTCGCCTTTATACTTAATTTTTACCATTCCTTCTGGAACACTAGAGTCGGTTGATTTAGTAACAACCGTGTCTTTATCCATCCCATCCATGGCATCAATGCCGTCTGCTACTCCACCTTCCATATCAGCTGTCTGTGGAGCAGATTGTTCTTTTTGTCTTTTAGCAATGTATGTTTTTGGTGCTTCTTGAACTTCAATTACTTCACCAGTTGCATCTGCAACACCTTGTGCAACTGCCGGTGCAACACCAGCACTTGCAGCGATGGATGCAAATGATAATGCAAACGCAGCAAGTTTTGCCTGTCCAATAAGTCCAGGCATCTTATCTACGAAATCTTCTACTTTATCTCCAAGTTCATCTAGTTTATCAATTTTTGATGGATCGAGTTTATCCAATGCTTCATTCATTGCATCAACATCACCACCAAAACCACGCATTGCAACACCCAGATTGATGATTGAACTGGCGTTTTCTCCTAGTCTTACAATTTTGTCAATGGGAGATTCATTACCAAATAGTTTACCAATACCATCCAATACGCCACCAATAAAGTTACCACCAGACATTGCAACCAAGGCCGCACCAATTGCTGCAAGAGCAGCAGGAATTGCGAACATGGTTGATATTGGAACATCTGCAAATGTTCCCATTGCTTCGGCAATTTCAGTCATTGCAGGCGCCGCCAGTGATGCGGCAAAAGCAAATGGTATCAATGCAACACCAAGAGCACCAATCGCAACAGAACCAGCAATAATCAATGGGGATGCAAAAGAAAGAATTGCTGCAACAGCACCCAATCCAAGTATTGCGGCAAGTCCTAGTCCGACTGTCTTCCAATCAAGTTCTGCAAACTGTTGGAACGCCTTACCAGCAACCCATAATGCACCACTTAGAACAAGGATTGCACCAGCACCAACAATCATAGAACCAGATGCCTTACCTAATAGGAACGCAACACCAGCAAGTCCAACAAGAGCAACACCCGCCTTTGCCATTGATTCCCATTCTACATCATTGAATTTCATAGCAGATATAGCGAAAGGAATAAGGGATGCGCCCATCAATGCAATTGCAAGAGCACCCTTTGCGATTTCTTTTAGATTCTTACCAAGATATTTGAAACCTTTACCAATTGATTGAAGAACACCACCAACACCCTTGAGTGTTCCATCGCCCTCATTGACGGTTGCCTCTCCACCACCACTAGAACCGCCCTTCAATGCATCAAGTAGTTCTTTATGTCTACGCTCCATACCTCTTTCTTGATCTCTTTGATTTTCAACCATTGCTGCACTGTTATCTGTAGCACCGCCTGGCGCCATTGCAGTAACCTGTTGTTGTCTAGGACTAGGTTTCTTAGTAGGTTTAGTATCAGTAGTCTCTGATACTGTAGACATCTTATTAGTATTAGTAGTCTCTGATACTGTAGACATCTTATTAGTATCAGTAGTCTCTGATACTGTAGACATTTTTTCGCTTTGTTCACTAGATTTTTCAACAACATTTCCCATGTTGTCTTGAACTTTTTCAGTCTTACCGATAATTTCATGGAACTTATCAATTTCAACACCAAGCATATCGGCAATTTGTTTATTCTTTTCTTTAATCTGCTCTTCTTGTTCTTTCTTTGCCATCTCAAGTTTTACTCTTTCGATGGTTGCTTTCTTTTCCTCTTCATTACTAAACTGCATACCAGACGCCTCAACTGCCTGAGTTGCCTTTTCTGTCTGAAGTTTCTCTCTTTGGGAATCTCTTCTACGCTCTAACATCCCTCTTAGTGGAGTTCTTTGTGCAGCAAGTTTGAAAAGAGGCATTAAGAACTGTTTGCCAGGAATGGCATCAGCAAGATTGGTTAGCGGGCCCATCAAAGTTTCTTTGAAAGTATCTGCTAATCCAGAAGAATTTGTATCTAGAACATTCTCTAAGAATTGAACTCGTTTTTCTCGTGTTGCATACTTATCAACCGAAACAGTCAATTTACCAATATCACTTCTAAGGGTGATATTTGATTTGTTCAGTTCTCTAGTTGCCTGAGCATTTGCTTCAGTTTGTTCTGATAACTTCTTTGTAATCTCGCTGAGAGTTGCCATTTAACTAACCTTATTTTTTCTTATCGGTGTATGCATTTGCACCAAAGTAAGCAGCAACAAGTGCTGAAATAGCAACAAAATATGTTGGAGCAATATCTCCAATAATTCCTGCTGCCTTCTCATAACCTAACATTGCAGTAATCAAAATCGCTGCTGGGTATAGTAACATACCAGCAAGCGCAAACCAAGTCATCATTCTCATAGCGTCACGGCGTGCATCAGCATCCTCAAGTTCTTTTCTTTTGAACTCCAAATACATTTGGTGTTCTTCTTCAGTAACAACTCCATCGCCATTACTGTCGGCAGGATGGAATCCTGCTTCTTTTTTTACTTCTTCTGCCATAATAGACCTCTCTTATCGTTTCATTCGTGCCTGTTCGGAACGAATTCTCTGGTTCTCTTCATCTATAAATTTGAGTAACATTCCAATATAGATTTCCCTTTCCCATGGCAGCATACTCTCAAGTTCTGTTAAAGAATATTTGTGATGTTGCATTAACGCAAAGTTTGTTCGCAAATAATTCTCTAAATTATCATGCGAAAGGGCTATGCGAAAAAACTCTGCAACCCCTCAATTGTTATATCATTCTCTTTGCCAGTGTTAGGGTTTGTTACTTTTGTTTGATGTCTCAATCTGGGCGTAGTCTGAAAGAAAGTTTCAACCTTTTTGAACATAGATGCATCCATCTGTGACAAAAATTCATCCAATTCTTTTTCATCCATATCGCTGCGATCATAAACATTCTCACTATCATATACTTGGCGCACACATCGTTTAATAATTTCCCATGCAGTGCCAGAATTCACCCCCATTAAATCTTCTGTCATATTGATACTTGGATAATCTAAAACCATACCAATATCATCAGTCAATTTAATATTATTATCGTGTCCTTCTGGATAGAATACTTCAACAGAGTCCAAATCAATTTCGATTGGAACATATGTTTCGTTATCATCTGGACACAACACTTTCACTTCTACCTTTGAACCCGCTGCTTTAGAGCGAATTTTCATAAAGACATACTCTATGTCAAACATAGGTGACTTTGAAACATCTATTTTATCAAAGGTGCATTGTCTAACTGTTTGCATGACAGCATCACTGATGTCTGCATCCTTCCCACTCTCTAATGCAAGAAGAAGACTCTTTTCTTCTCCTACTAGAAAGGGACGGTATTTAATTTTCTCGCCCGTAGATGGCACAGTCAATTCATGTTGGGGCGTTTTAAGTAATGGTAAAGCCATATTATACTCCTATCATAATGTTATTATTTATTTACCTTATATCGTATCAACAGTTTGATCTTCCAGAGTTCCTCTATATTCTGCCGTAGAATAACGATTTGGAACATAAGATGGATCGTTTGTCTTATCAGATTTTGCTGGGATGGAAGGTTTGTGTAGAATTGGAGCTCCATCGTAGGTGTGTCCAACCGCTGGCGGTTCAGATTTTGTCTTTCTACTTAAACCAGTAATTTCTCTCCACTCCTTAAATGCAAAACCAACATCTAAAGAACCAATCGCACTTACACTATCGTTATCGTATTCAATTGGACTTACAGTTTTTGGAAAACATTCTCTCAATTCTACACCAGCAGTTTTCTCGTGGTTATCATCTAATTGATAGATAGCAATTGTTCCGATATAGTCATCATAAAAATTCAATGCATATGTATTTGTATCATAGATGTAGTTCTGCCATTTTTCCATTTCACGCTTTTCTGTTAAATCATCAGATAACCAAAAACTAATAGTTATTTCGTCTGCATAAGTCAACCCTCTTGCTAACTCATGCGTTGGGCCGTATACAGTATCATTTGTGGATGTGTCTATATTTTTGCCTGGCATAGTAATCTTCTTAATCCTTACACTGATACCTCTCGTATCAGACCAACCAGCGCCCGCTGGTGGATAGATTACTGCCTCAAATTTGTTGGGTCTGGATAAACCTCTTTTATTTAATTCTGCTTTCCAGATTTCAAAACTACTTGCTGCCATTATGGTCTCCTAGGCGTGTTGATAATTCTTCTAGAATCTGCATACACCTTAGTATCTGTTGCTCTGACAAATCGCTGAACTGGTAATAGAACAGCAACCATCATTTCTTCTGCATCAATTCTACGGAATGGACTTTTGACATGATCTGCCAAGTATCTTTTAACAACTGGTTTGACAAGAGGGTTTCTCTTAATACGATTCCAAGTTAAACGGATTCTCGTAGTTTCATCCATATTACTATTATTAGCATATTCTGAAATGACATTGAGAAGTTTAAGTCTCATCGGAATTGATAGGTAGTGAAAGTTCAAACCTAAGAAACCATCATTGTATTGTTCAATAGGCAATACCAATGGAAACCTATCATAATATGGTAGGACACTTTCGTTCAGTTTATTCTTAGGATCATAGTAGAAGAAGTTCATAGTTCCAAAGGTAGGACGCCCTGTGACATAACCTTCACTCACAAGTTGTCGAGAAGGCACTTGACCTAGTTCTCTAACCTTGTCTCTGAACCATCTTATAGAGCGATCTTTGCCGCCCGTCTTTTCTAGTATGCTATCAATTATCTCTGCCATACCAGTATTTATACGACTAACCTAGATGGTCTTCAGTCAATATCTTAAATTCCATACCGTGATCATTACAGTATTCTATTGCCGCTTCCCATTTTGCCTTGTTTACGCCCCATGTGCGAACCTCTGCAATGAAGTATTTTGTCTTCTTTTTAGGTATGTCTGGTGGTTTGCATTGTTTTTTGGGTTTGACCTCTATGATGAACTTCTTAACAGTTCCATCTGCTTGTTTGATTTTTGCATAGAAATCTGGGAAATAACGGTGCCTTTTGCCGTCCAAAGGTGAGATGTAGGGTATGATAATCTCCTCACTGCCCCATTCTAGGACAGCAGAGTTGTTATCACAATAAACCATAAACTTACGCTCCCACATACTGCGATAAATAATATTATTATAATCGCCTTTATATTTGCGTGGTTTAGTGGGTATAAATCTTCCTTTGTATGCCATGTCGATATAAATACTTTCACAATGTATAGGATTATTTAGATGGGAAACGCAGCAGCGCAAATCAACAATAACTACAAAAGAATTTACGGTGGAGACTTGAACTTCCCATCGGATGTTGGAGCGTTGGAAAGAACTGGACATTATGTTCAATTTTTTATCAATGTCCAAGAACAGACAAAGGTTCAATTCCCTAAAGGAAGTTTTAATGTTCAAACTGGTGCTGGTTCTACAGCATCCAGAGAGTCTTCTACACTCACTGTTACTAGAAATCCAACCAAAAGACTTGCATCTTCCATTCAACTCTATATGCCAAATAAACTATCTGTAGATTCAAAGGCAAACTATACAGAAGAAGAAATTGGTGCAGTATTAGGTGGTGGTTCTGCTATTGTTGGTAAAGCAATAAGTGGTGATTGGACATGGGGTGGACTGTGGGAAGGTATTAAACAAGGTGCATCAAACTTGGGAACTTCAGCGTTAGAGACTGCTGGTGCTACTGGTGCAAAGGCAA